TGTTGGTGGTTGTATGGAGAAAATCAAACTCTTGCAGCAAACAATATGGCACTTGAAGGCGCTGTAGAAACCCAAAAAGAGGCAATCGCTTCTTTAGAAGCAGACTTTAGTTTGCAAACGGAGGCTTTAAAGAAACAAACTCTGGCAAGCCAGAAAGCACAAAGAGAGTTGAATAGGTATTCAGATTTTATCCGTAACTATAAACTTGCAGCAAAAATTTTAGAAGATCCAGTTGAAATGGAAAGGAAAATAAACAATGGAACAAAACACATATTCGAGGATATCGAAAAACTTAGTGGCACTGTTGACGATCTCGATGATGGTCTCCAGTTGCAGCATACTGGGAACTAAACAGATAGAAGTCAAGGCAAAGCCTATGGATAGAACCATAGTGCAGCCTATTATGCCTCGTGAAATTGACTTAAAAGAACCAAGATGGTTCGCAGTAACAGAACAGAATTTAGATGCCTTTCTTGAGAGTATAAAAGAGCAAGAAGGCGAATTAATATTTTTAGCTATGTCTGTACCTGACTATGAAGTAATGTCAGGTAATATGCAGGAGTTAAAACGATATATTACAGAAATGAAAGACGTAGTAGTATATTATCGAAAAGTAACAATGCCACCTAAAAAGGAAGAAGATGGAAAATAAATTACAGACATATGAAATAAAGATTACACTTGAGGTAGATGCCGATAAGTATGGGCACCCTCGTGATTGGATTAAAGAGGCTCTTGAAGAAGGGCATTGGAAATACAAAACAGAAAAGATCTACGGGACGGATATAACCCCACTTGATAAGGAAGACCCTATCCATAAATGGATAAAGGATTTCAAGTAGGTGCCTGCAAACAAGGCACTGGTTAATAACTTAACCATAGGGATTGCCATTTTAAAGCAACAGCTTAAAGTGTGCAAGAATGTAAGTGAGATCACTAGGTTAGAACTAGAGGTCAAGGAGTTGCAGCAGCGACTCGATGGAGAAATAAATGGAATGGTTAAAAGCGAGAGTGTCTGAAAGGACCTCATGGGACGGCGCAGTACTAATAGCAGTATGTGCAATAGTGCTATTCACTGGAGGATTAGCAAAGGTTTTAGCAGTAGCTGGGTTAGGCTACGGCGCTTGGACTTGTTATAAAGCAGAAGTAGGAGGATAATATGTCAATGCCACCTGGTCAGTTCGCTGGAGACATGGATAGGAATGAGGTCGAAATAGACCTTAATAAATTCATGGCACTTCTGCAAGAAAAGTCAGAACTCAAGGATAGAATAAGAGAACTTGAGGATATAAATAACGTAAATCCTTATCAAAAAGTAGTTTTCTTAGCACAAACGGTTGATAGTTGGAGAATATTTCCTAGAGCTTTCTTAAGTATCTATATGTTTCTTCTTTACTTTGCAACCTTTTGGTTCATGGATCTACCCGATCCTTCGTTGGAACAATCAGGCTTAATATCAGTATTAGTCGGAGCAGGCGCAGCCTGGTTTGGACTGTATGCTGGAACACACAAAGCCCCTACAGCAGGTCAAAAAGATTAATTAATTCCTTCAGCTACGCATTTGCGCAGAGTATGAAGGAGGTGATTATCTACAGAATACACTCTGTTCTGCTGAAGCAAGTCAACACAACAACACCTATTAAGTTAGGTGTTGTTCCCACCTCCCCTCAAAATATTTCTTGACTTATAAACTTAAATTTAGTATAATACTACTATGAATATATTTATCTTAGATAACGATATAGATAAATGTGCTGAGTACCACGTAGACAAGCATATAGTGAAAATGCCTTTAGAGGCAGCACAGATGTTATGCACTACACATTGGATAGACAAATTTATAGGATATGCACCAAGAAAACTTAACAAAGAAGAATTACAAACACTCCGAGAGGTCAAATCTATTGAGCCTCGCGAGTATCCCTATCTTCCTACTATGCATAACCACCCCTGCACTATTTGGGCAAGGGAGTCACTCGACAACTACGAGTGGTTATACTGTTATGCACTCGCCCTTAATGACGAGTATGGATATAGATATGGAAAATCACATAAATCCGTGCAGGAGGTGGTTCTCAGACTACCTGACCCTATACATTTACCCAGAACTGGGGTTACACCCTTTGCAATGGCAATGCCAGACAATCTTAAGTCCGACAATACCATACAGTCGTATCGCCAGTTCTATCACAAAGACAAAGCAAAGTTCGCCAGCTGGAAGTTTAGAGATAAACCAGAGTGGTGGAATGAGGAGTTAGCAGATTATGAGAATCGTATTACAAGATAAGCCATTAATAACAGTATGCTTTCCTAGTACATATACTGTGGAACAGAGAGACGCCTGGCTGGCAAAATATTATAAAAATTCAAGGAGATTGCATTGAGCAGACAAGAAATAAAAGAATTGGACAACTGCTATAAAGGGTTGTTTTGGGACTTAGAAACAAAAACATTTCTAAGATGGAAAGAATTTAAAAGTAAAAAGGATAAAATTGAGCAAAATAGATGACTACGCAAAGTTCGTAGATACAACAACAAGTCTAGAATCTAAAAGGTTTCTAGCATTTATCGATAGTGCTTCTAAATTAGAAGCCTGCGATAATATCAATGTACCTAGAGTATTAACCTCGGCAATAGGAATGTTAGCTGAAAGTGGAGAGTTTACCGAGATACTAAAGAAAATAGTATTTCAAGGTAAAGAGTTCAACGAGAGTGAAAGATTCCATATGAAAAGAGAGTTAGGTGATATTCTATGGTATTGGGTACAAGGTTGTGTAGCTTTAGGCTATACACCCGATCAGGTGATGGACGAGAACATCAAAAAATTAGAAGCCAGATACCCAAATGGTTTCGAGGTGGCAAGAAGTGAACATAGAAAAGAAGGAGACATATAATGGCAAATCATGTATATTACAACGTAAATGTAGGTGGAGATGAAGCCGTAATGGAAGAATTTAGTAACTGTATGAAAACAGAAATAGTTAAAAGACCTCTTTATGGGAACAAAACCTATACATCAGAAGAATTAATAGATATTGATTTACTACCATTTATGCCTAAAGGCAAGTATGATAGTGATGGGTATTTAGAGAGCTCATGGGATTATTATGTAAATAATGTTGGAGCGAAGTGGTGTCATGTAGAAGATTTAGATAAAGACGGATTTTTTGCAGGATACTCCGCTTGGTCACCCCCACACGAGTTTGGAACTAATCTTGCTAAACATTTGGAAAAGTTTGGTAAGTTCACTATCAGAATGAACTATGAAGATGAATTTAAACTATTTGTTGGGAACACATCTTGGTCTAATGAAGATGTAGAAGGTGATACTAACGAGATAGAAGACGATGAAATCAATCAGTGGTTATTAGACGAGTTAGAAATCGAAGAATTACCCGAAGACTTTGAATGGTACGAAGTACATGATAAGTTAGAGGTAACCCCAGAAGAGTTTATAGAGGATAAAATCTATAATTGGCAGGAGGAGTGCTAATGGAAGTATTTTTATTCCCAGCAACTGTATTTAAGTTCTTATTTAGTGCTATGGTATGGATATTACTAGCAACAATTATAATGCAGAACGATAGATACTATGATACGAGAGATTGGTGTTTAGAGAAGTATGACAAATTTAAGGAGAAAAAGGATGCCAGAGCCAGAAAAAGACGTAAGCTATAAATTTAATGAAGATTATATTTTATATCTTGTTAAGGACTACATAAGAAATACTTATAAAGAACATTACTCTAGGGGCAGTATTCAAAGTACAGAAGTGATATTTGATGCTGAACATGGTGAAGGCTTCTGTATAGGAAATATCCTTAAATATGCCCAAAGATACGGCAAAAAAGATGGAAGAAATGACGCAGATCTCTATAAGATAATTCATTATGCAGTTATATTATTAGGTATGCTAGAGTTAGAAAGTGAAAGAGAGCTTAGAGAGTACGAAGACGAATTACAAAAGGACAGCGACTAATGAAGAAAATAGTTTTAAAACACAGTATAATTATAGTCTTCGTTTCCTCCATAGTTTTATGTGCTACTTTCTGGGTTATATTATCAGCATTAATAGGACATTAAAATGGCAAAACGAGGTGTAAGAGCAAAAAGTTACGAAGATTTAAGTGATGTTAATATAAAAAGAGTATTAGCAGCACTCGAAGACGGCGCTACTAAGAAGGTGGCGTGTGAGATGTTGAGAATCAGTTATAATACGACTAGATTAAATAACATCTTAACAGAATTTCAAGAAGAACAGGATAGAATAGCCGACAGAAAGGCTCGAAATAAAGGAAAGCCTGCTCAACAACATGAAATTCAAAGAGCAATAACTGACTATATTGAAGGAGATAATATAACAGATATAGCTAAAAATTTATATAGGTCTGCTGCTTTTGTCAAGGGAATAATTGACAGAGTAGGAGTTCCTAGACGTCCTGTAGGGGATGAAAAGGCATCAGAAGTATTATTACCTGATGCATGTTTAAAAGAGGAGTTTCATGAAGGAGAAATCGCATGGAGCTCTCGATATCATATGCCTTGTATTATAGGAAAGGAATGGACAGTAGAGTATCAAAACTCTAGACCTGGCATTGGCACTTTAGATTATGAAGAAAAGTACGGTGCTAAGATGTATTCCATTTATTGCTATGAACTATTTGCATATGATGAATCAATAAAAACGCTAGGTTGGTGGAACGGGAGAAAGAAGTTAGGATTCAATGCCCACTCACTAGCATATCGTTTAGGAAGTCTCGAACATTTAAAAGAATATGGAGTAACGTTCGAGTGATAAGGAGATTATATGGAAGCATTATACTTTTATGGGGTCTTTGCTGTATCAGGAGCGTTAACAACTCTAATAACAGTTTGGCACCCAGCTTATCAAATAGCAAAACACATGGAGCCTAACAATATAGTGGTAGCACATAAGAAACTGTATTTAGCATTATGCTTTGCATTCTCATTAATTATGGCACCAGCTTTAATAATAGTTATTTTAAACAGCGAAGCGTTTACAAAGCAATTTGTTTTATCGCTTCTAGGGAGAGACCAATGAAAGATGAAATAAAGAACGCACTTAAGTTAAAATATGAAGGCGACATAGCGGCAGCCCATGCCAATATTAGAATATACTTGCTAAACCCTGTGGGAATTGGCGAACATTCAGATGTAATTTCAGCAATCGACGAGCAGGTGGCTATAGCAGCTGCGGCAGAAGAGAAGCTGAAATATTTAGAGGAGGTCAAGTAAAGACCTCACCAAAAGAAAAATAAATCTTGACATTTGGTGTAGTATTTGTTATAATAAAAAAATGGAAAATGATACTGACGATAAACACGGTACCCCGTCCAACGCACACGAGCGCGAGATACGCGAGTTAAATCGTAAATTATACGGACTGTATCAAAAAGTAGAACAACTAATGAAGGAGAACCATGAACTGTCCAAACTGCAACAGCCTCAACATAAATCAGAGAGCTGACATAGTACAATATGATATAGACCAAAGGTCTGTAGCTATAGTAGTACCAGTAATGACATGCAAGGACTGTGGAGAAAAATGGACAGACAATAGAGCAGAAGATGCTTTATGGAGAGCCTCCCACTAAATAATTCTTGACTTTATTAGTTATATCTTCTATAATATAAATATGGGAGATAGATTTTATCAACAACAACTCGAAGCAACTGGTTCTTATCCAGGCTATCGAGGTACAAAACGGAGACGAAGAATGGCTTGGACAGACGAATCAAAAGCACAAGCGATTACAATGTATACAGAACAAGACCCTACTCCAGAAACAAGTATGGAGATAGTAAAAGACATAGCTGACGAGTTAGGCGAGAGCCCAAATGGAGTCAGAATGATTCTTACAAGGGCAGGCGTATATGTTAAAAAGAACCCTGCGACAGGGTCTACTGGCGGATCAGCTGGCGGTGGTAGAGTAAGTAAAGATGCTATGCATCAAGAACTTGCAGGTGCTATCACTGATGCAGGACAGGAAGCAGATATGGATATTATCAGCAAACTATCAGGCAAAGCAGCACAATATCTAGCAGGAGTAATCAACGCAGTAAACGGTTAACCCACCTGAGATGCTAGGGGAAGTGAGCTTCCCCTAGTATTTTTTCATTCAAAAGTTTTAGCATATTTCTTGAATCAAACATACCCGCTAGCGTGGTTTCTTACAACCAAACAAGGAACTACTCGTGAAAAGAGACGAATTTATAAAAAGAGTAAACGACTGTGGTGATGCAATAATCACCTATAGAAGCACGAACTCACGAAAGCTAAAGTACAATGTATGCACCTTAGATTTCACAACTCCCTATATACAAAAGAAACGTAACAGAGCCCGACCAACAAAAGACACAGTTCTTTTATGGTGCTGGGACACAGATTCTTATCGCTTATTAAGACCTGCCAACGTGACGAATATAACCCCTCTGTCTAGCATATTGAGGAACACACGATGGTAGATTTATTTCAGGAACCAGAATTTTATTCTCGTATCATTCACGAGAGCGAAGACGGCTACGAGCAGATACGCTTAGTAGTTAACACATTCTATGGAAAGGAATATTTACACTTTAGGAAGTATTATTTAGACTTCGAAGGTGAGTGGCAAGCAACGAAACAAGGAGTGTCGATGCCACTAGATTTAACAAACTCAAGAGAAATGTTTGCTGGCTTAGTAGAGCTACTATCCCTTACAGAGAACAAAACGGAAGTATATAATTATTTCAAGGACATAATGGAGGATAGCTATTCCTAGCTAAGGTCAAAATAGTTCTTGACTTATAAACTTAAATTTAGTATAATATACATAATCGTGAAATAAAACAGTATTTCACACATTTTTTAACCGATAAATATAAGGAGAGATAGCCGTGAATCAGATATCACAAGGAGCGAAAGCTAACCTATCAGGTAAATCACTCGAACATAAAGTAGAAGGAATTCTGCAAGAACTAGATTTAGATTATGAATCTCAAGTGAAATTTACCAATATTTATAATAGTCCTCGAGCGAAAATGGACTTTTATGTTCCAGCACACAACATGTATATGGAAGTAAAAAATCAAAACGTCGCTGGAAGTGTAGATGAAAAGATACCTTTCTGTATAGCCAACTTATTAAAAGTTGAAGGCAGAGGAGTTTTCGTATATGGTGGAAACCATTTTGATACACCCAGAGGAGAGTCTATTATAAAGTATGCCATAGATAAAACTTTAGAGTCAGATGTAGAGATAGTACATGAAGCAGACTTAAAGGAATATCTTAATGAGCAGACAAGTAGCAGGCAAACGCCTCAATAACACAGACTTTTATGCAACACCCCCGTGGTGTTACGAAAATTTAGACATAGACTGGAGTATCTTCAAAGATGCTCATGAACCGTGCCGAGGGGATGGGAGAATACAGTTCTTTTTAGAAGAACAAGGATTAGAGTGTAGTTACTCTGAAATCTTAGAGGACAAAGACTTCTTTGATTGGACAGACGGAACAGATTTAATTCTTACTAACCCACCCTTCAGCATTGCTCAAGAGTTTATAACTCACGCATTAAAGCATAGTAATACATGCTTTATGTTGTTACGCCTAAATTATTTAGGAAGTATTACTAGACATGAGTGGTGGAAGAAAGAACCGCCTATTGCATTACATGTATTGAGTAAAAGACCTTCTTTTACAGGTACAGGAACAGATGCCACAGACTATGCATGGTTTGTATGGGATAAAACAGATAGAATAGAAAAAGGTATTCATTTTGTTGGTATACCCAATAGTGAGCAAACCACTTTAGCTAAAGAGTTAGCAGAAGAACTCTATTCTTGACGCTAAATCGCAGATACCCAGTAAATAAATCTTGACATAGAAGTTACAATTTGATATAATATATAAATGGAAAATTTAAGAAAGATACTTGATAAAGCAAGCGAAGGTTACTACGCTGGCGTACCCACTCTATCAGATGAAGAATTTGATAGACTAGCAGAAATTGCTCAGTATGCCCAAGTTGGTTCCCCCAGCGGTAGAGTACCACATGCTTTCCCAATGTATTCACTTCAGAAAATTTTTACAGGGGACAAGAGTCCTATCTCAGGCTATGAGAATATCGTAGTTACGCCTAAACTAGACGGATCCGCAGTATCATTACTGTATGTTGATGGGAACTTAACGCAAGTTCTTACTCGAGGAGATGGTAAGCGTGGACTTGATATAACAGATAAATTTTTAGCTTGGGATTCAATCCCAAAAAGAATCAACGTTTCAATGAAGATTCTTCAAGTTACGGGGGAGGTAGTTGCTCCCAAATCCGTACCCAATTCGAGAAATTATGCCGCAGGTGCTTTAAATCTGAAGGACATTCCCGAATTTCTCTCCCGCGACTTGTTTTTTATAGCCTACGGACTTGAGCCATGTATTATGACTCATTGGACAAAGGATATGAACTTATTACAAAGCCGTAGCTTTTCTACGGTTTTAGACGAGGATTGGGCACAATTTCCTCACGATGGTACGGTTTGGCGTCTTGACGAAAACGAAAAATTTCGAGACTTAGGATATACGAGCCACCACCCAAGAGGGGCTTATGCATTAAAAGAACAAAAGGAAGGTGTTATCACAACTTTGCTAGATGTCATATGGCAAGTAGGAAAGTCAGGAGTGGTCTCACCAGTAGCTATTCTAGAACCTTGTGTTATAGGAGAGGCTACAGTTAGTAGAGCAACGCTACACAACAAGGCTTACATAGAAGCACTCGGACTTTACATAGGTTGTAGAGTTGAGGTGATAAGGAGTGGAGAAATAATTCCTAGAATTGTAGGACTTGCGGAAAAATAAGTCTTGACATTTGATGTCAGATTTAGTATAATATAATAATTGATAAAAAAGAAATAGATGAAACAACAAGCAATAAGAATTCCTGATGTATGCCCTTCATGTGGCTCATCACTAGAGTTGATAACCGATCAACTTTATTGCAACAACTCAAGTTGCCCAGCAAAGAACTCAAAGATTGTCGAAGGTTTCTCTAAAAGACTTAGAATCAAAGGTCTGGGGTCAAAGACCATAGAAAAACTTGACCTAGAGTGTATAGAAGATATATACTTATTGTCGAAAGAGTTTATAGAAGAAAGGCTCGGTTCAGATAAATTAGCAACAAAGTTAGTAAATGAAATCGAATTAAGCAAAAATGCTAACTTGCAAGAACTGTTACCCGCCTTTGCGATACCACTTTTTGGATCTACAGCTTCTCAGAAGTTATGCAATACGATTAATCACATTGATGAATTAACCGAGAAGAAATGTAGTGAAGCGGGGTTAGGTCCAAAAGTTACAACTAACATCTGTAGTTGGTATAAAACAGAATACAAGAACAGATACCAAACTCTACCTTTCACATGGAAAGCAGACATTTTCGAAGGAGTACCAGTAGTCGATATAAACGAAGTAGTTTGTATCTCAGGACGCTTGACTTCATATAAAACGAAGGCAGAAGCAAAAGCAGAGTTAGAAAAGTATGGTTATAGAGTAAAAGATACTCTGACAAAAGATGTAACTATCCTAGTCAACGAAAGTGGAATAGCAAGTGCTAAAACAAAATCGGCAGAAACAAAAGGAATAACAATAATAACAAACATAAAAAAGCTAATTGGAGAAAAACATGGCAGTACCTAAGTGGACAGAAGAACGAACTCAATCATTGACTGATTTCGTAGGCGGGGAGTCACCCGTATCACAAGCTACAGTTGCAAACGCGGCTGACGAGCTTGAAACTTCTCCTAGATCAGTTAGTTCTAAATTAAGAAAAATGGGATTCGAGGTCGAACTCGCATCTTCAGTTTCTACTAGAACTTTTTCTGAACAGGAAGAAGCAACCTTATCAGCATTTGTTTCAGATAACTCTGGATCATACACATACGCTGATATAGCTTCCGCATTTGAAGGCGGAAAATATAGTGCAAAATCAATTCAAGGAAAGATTCTTTCTATGGAATTGACTTCACACGTTAAACCAACTGAGAAGCCTGCTTCAGTCAGAACTTATTCTGAATCTGAAGAAGCCACCTTCTTAGAAATGGTTGGCAACGGCGCTTTCGTTGAAGACATCGCAGATGCTCTTGGAAAGCCCGTTAATTCAATCAGAGGCAAAGCCCTTTCTTTCCTGAGAACAGGTGAGATAGACGCTATCCCTTCTCAAAGAGAAAGCACAGCTGCATCTAAAGTAGATGCGCTTACTGCGCTTGGGGATATCTCTGACCACACAGTTGACCAAATTGCTGAGGAAATCGGCAAAACAGTCAGAGGTGTGAAAACTATGTTGACCAGAAGAGGTCTTGCTTGCGCAGACTACGATGGAGCAGCAAGAAAAGAAAAAGCATCCAGCTAAATCTTTTCACCCTAGAGGCGTGGTTAAGGTAACTTGACCACGCTTTCTTTTGCACAATAATTTGGGAGAATAATGAACATAAGTTCAGCACTTATTAATAAGATAATTGTCGAACAGGACATGGAAACCTGGGGTGCTCTTGAACCTCATTATTTACCCGCAGAATACCAACCAATCTTTAGAGCCGTAGAAACACATTTCTCGAACTTCAAATCTCTACCCACATTTGATGACTTAAAACTAAGTCTGAGAGACCAGTCTATCAAAGAAAAAATCTTTGCGATTGAAACTTTAGATGTGGATTCAGAGGCATATCATCTATTAGAATACTTAAAAAACGAATATACACATGGCGAACTCTTAAATAAACTAGAGAAGTATGTGGATAATTCTGTGTCTATGTCAAGCGCAGAAGAACATATATTAGCTTTAGAAGATATATCAGTAGATATGCGAAATAAAGTAGAAATTCAAGACTCTGAAGAAATAAATATGCAGAAGATTAATCCTTTAGAAACAGAGGAACAGTTGAAAAACTACATACCACTTGGTTTAAATACAGAGTATGATTCTAAAAATCATTTTTCGAAGACCGATTTAGTACTGATCGGTGGTCGTAGAGGTAGTGGTAAATCTTTGGTATGTGCAAACATAGCAGTAAATCAGTACGAATCTGGTAAGAGTAGTATTTTCTTTACAATAGAAATGACGAAAGACCAGACATTTAGAAGAATGGCATCAATTGCTACAGGTATTCCTTTAGAGA